TATTCTGGTGAAACAGGATCTACTTCTGTATCTCTTCCATCTGGACAGAAGCCATATACAGCTTCTCAAACTGATGGTCTGACTATAACTAAATTGTTGGAAGCTAAAAAAATCCTAGATTTAAATGATGTTGATCCATCTATACAAAGATACTTTGTGTGTGGACCAAAACAAATCTCTGATTTATTAGGAACAACTCAAATCACATCTAGTGATTTCAATACAGTTAAAGCATTAGCACAGGGTCAAGTTGATTCTTTCCTAGGCTTTAAATTTATTGTTAGCAATAGATTAGCATTTGATGCAACTAACACTGACGACAGACTATGTTATGCCTTTACAGCAGATGCTATTAAATTAGCTATCGGTAAAGATGTTATGGCAAGAATTGACGAGAGAGCTGACAAATCTTACAGCACTCAAGTTTATTACTGCATGAGCATTGGCGCAACTAGAATGGAAGAAGAAAAAGTTGTTCAAATAGCGTGCGACGAATAATAACTAACTAAAAAGGAAAAAATATAATGGCTACATTATACTCAACACAAAAGACTAAATGGTCGCAAAACGTACCTTCTGAAAAGATTGATGCGAATGAGCAAAGTGGAAAACTTAGAGTTGCATTTGCGGATGTAACTTTAGCTTCTGCTTCAATAGGCGATGTTGTGGAAATGGTAAATTTACCAAATGGTGCAAGAATCATTGATGGTTATTTATCAAATGCTGCATTAGGAGCTTCTACAACTTTATCAGTTGGATATGCTGCTTATAAAAATGCTGCAGGAACAACTGTTGCTTTATCAACAGCTGGTTACTTAGCTGCTACAAGTACATCTTCTGCTGCTAGAACAGATATATTTGCTACACAAGCATTAGGATCTGGATCAGTAGTTGATGCAAACCAAGATGGATTACCAATTAGCATTACGCTAGCTGGTGGATCAGCATCTGGTCTTGTTCAATTAATCGTAAGATACGTAGTAGAATAATACTACTTTAAATGGTGGGGACTAAAAATCCCCACTGTTTATTATGAAGAAGACTGACAACGTAAAAACAATTTTACATTTACAAAATAAAGATTATATCTATCGCTATGTTCTAGTTGATAGATTTAAACATACATCAACTGCACATCATGGTTTTGATAAAAGTCTAGAACTAACAGAGGCAGAGATATTTGCTAAAGTTAAACCTAGACAATTAAGACGTAAATATATAATAAAAAAAGATTAGTATGGCATCAGTTGTAGAAATTTGTAATAATGCATTAAACCAGCTTGGTGCTTCAACAATACTTTCACTTACAGAAGATTCTAAAAATGCAAGACTTTGTAATGCAAGATATGAAAGCATTCGTAATGCAGTATTTAGATCTCATGCCTGGAACTGTTTAATGGCAAGACAAGAGCTTGCAGCAGATACAGCAACTCCTGCTTGGGGTTGGACTAATCAATTCACATTACCTGCAGACTGTTTAAGAGTTATTACAATATCTGATTATGATTATGATTATAAAGTTGAAGGTAGAAAAATAATGGCAAACGTATCTCCAATAAAACTTCAATATGTAAAATTAGTTACCGATCCAAATGAATATGATACATTACTAGCTGAGACAATTTCAGCTGCTTTAGCTGCGGATATTTCTTTTGCTGTTACTGCTAATGCTACATTAGTAACATCAATGAAAGAAATTTATAAAGATAAAATGGGTGAAGCTAAACACGTTGATGCTACAGAGGGTCAAAACACAGATCCTAATATGGGTCAAGTTGATGTAATATTATCAGACGAATTTATTAACAGTAGGTTTTAATTATGGCAAGAGTATCAACAGCTCTTACTAACTTTACTGGGGGTCAGTTATCTGATCGTATGGAAGGAAGAACAGACTTCCAAAAATATTTTAGTGGCTGCAAAACTTTAGAAAATTTTATAGTTCAGCCGCATGGTTCGGTTACACGAAGACCAGGAACTACCTTTGCAGCAGAAGTTAAAACATCTTCTTTAAAAACAAGATTAATCCCTTTTGAATTTTCAACTGAACAATCTTATGCTTTAGAATTTGGAAATGAATATATTCGTTTTTATAAAGATAATGGAGCTGTATTAGAAGCTAACAAAACTATAACAGGTATTACACAAGCTAATCCTGGTGTTGTTACATCTACATCACATGGTTTTTCTAATGGAGATACAGTTGTTATTACTGGTGTTGTGGGAATGACACAAGTTAATGGTAAAAGATTTAAAGTAGCAAGTGTTGCAGCTAACACATTTGCATTACAAGATATAGATGGTGTTAATGTTAACACAACTTCTTACACAGCTTATACATCAGCTGGTATTGCAAATAGAGTTTATACATTAGTAACAACTTATCTAACTGCAGATTTATTTGAAATTAAATATGCTCAATCAGCAGATGTAATGTATTTATGTCATCCTGATTATTCAGTTAAAAAATTATCAAGAACTGGACATACGTCTTGGACTATTACAGAAGTAGATTTTACAAGTGGTCCCTACCTAGATGATAATATTACAACTACAACATTTACTATGTCAGCATTTACAGTTGGAGCTAGCAGAACATTAACAGCATCCGCTGTAACTGGAATTAATAACAATACAGGTTTTCAATCTACTGATGTTGGTAGACTTTTTACTTTTAGAGATGGTTATGGAGAAATTACAGCTATTACTAGCACAACAGTTGTAACAGCAACAGTTATAAAAGACATGACTTCTTCAACTGCTTCTACTGACTGGGCATTAGGAGCTTTCTCAGACACTACTGGTCATCCTTCTTGCGTAACATTTTATGAACAAAGATTAGTATTTGCAGGAACTACTGATCAACCTCAAACATTATTTTTTTCAAGATCTGGTGATTATGAAAACATGGATGAGAATAGAGGGGGAACTGTTGCTGCAGATGATGCAATGATTTATACAATCGCATCAAACCAAGTAAACGTCATACAATCTTTAAAGGCAACAAGAACATTAATTATATTAACATCAGGTGGTGAATTTACATTAAACTCAGATTCTACCGGAACTGCAGTATCGCCTACAAATATTAATATTAAAAAACAATCTAATTATGGAGCATCAAATATAGATGCACTATCAGTTGGTAATGCAACTTTATTTGTTCAACGTGCTAAAAGAAAATTAAGAGAACTTGCTTATAATTTTGACACAGATGGATATGTAGCACCAGACATGACTATCCTAGCCGAAGACGTTACCTTATCTGGATTAGATGAATTAACATACCAACAAGAACCTCATAGTATTATTTGGGGAATTCGTGGAGATGGAGTTTTAGTTGGTTTAACTTATCAAAGATCAGAACAAGTTGTCGCCTGGCATCAACATAAATTAGGTGGATCTTTTGGAGCTACAGCTCATGGTATAGTTGAAAGTGTTATTTCTATTTCTGGAAATTCTTATAATAGAAGTGATGAAGATCAAATATGGATTATTGTTAAACGTACTATTAATAGTGTAACAAGACGTTATGTAGAATATCTTACACCATTTGAATTTGATAGTTCACTTACACAATTTCAATTTGTAGATAGCGCATTATCTTATTCTGGATCTTCAACTTCTACACTTACAGGATTAGATCACCTTAATGGACAAACAGTTAGCGTAGTAGCAAATGGATCAACACATCCTGATGAAGTTGTGGCTTCTGGATCTATTACATTAGATAGAACTACAACTGCTGCAAAAGTAGGTTTAGCATATACATCAAAATTGCAAACAATGAGATTAGATGTTGGATCACAAGATGGAACTTCACAAGGAAAAACAAAAAGAATATTTGATGTTACATTAAGATTTTATGAAACAGTTGGAGCTAAAGTGGGTCCAGATACTTCTAACTTAGAAGAAATACCATTTAGATCTTCTGCTGCATCTATGGATGTTGCTGTGCCACTTTTTACTGGAGATAAGAAAATTGAGTTTAGAGGTAACTTTGAAACTGATGGTTATTTATTTGTAGTTCATTATTAGCAATCCAATGAATGATCCTGCTATTCAGATTGCACCGCAATTTAAAAAATATGCATTATTTTTAGAAATACCAGGAATGTCATTTACTGCTATTAAAGATGGAAAGATTGTGGTATCAGGCGGTATTGGTATATTATGGGATAATGTTGCTGAGGGATGGGTTTTGGCAACTAATGATGTATGGAAGAATCCTATATCTATTGCAAGACACGTTAAAAAAAAACTAGATATTTTAACAAAAACTTATAAAGTGAAAAGATTACAAACCGCTGTAAAAGCAGATTTTGTTTTAGGGATAAAATTTGCTGAATGGTTAGGTTTAAAATCAGAGGGTTTAATGAAACATTATGGACCAGATGGTGCTGATTACATAAGGTTCGCAAAGATTTATTGATATGTCATTCGTAGGTGATCTAATAACTGGACAGTCGCAGAAAAAAATAGCTAACGCTAATGCTGCTTTATTAGAACGAGATGCTGTTGTTTTAGAACAAAAAGCGCAGCAAGGATATAAAGTTTATGAAAAATTTGATCTACCACAAATTTATGCACTAGAAACAAAATCAACTGGAGACATTAGAACTGGTTATGCAGTAAGAGGAGTTACAGAAGAAGGAACTGGTTTAAGAGTATTTATGGACAATGCTCTAAACTTTGCAAGAGATAGAGATATGCTAGAATATAATGCTCTTGTTAAAAAAGAACAATTAGAAAATGAAGCTGTAATGAGAAGAGCTGAAGCAAGAGTTGAAAGATATCGTGGACAAGTTGCTGAAACTGTAAGTTACTTTAAAGCCGGAGCATCTTTGTTAGGCAATTACCAAACCGCAACAAAAAAATAATAATTTATGGCAATTAAAATTTATCAATCTCAAATTAGACCCACAGAAGAAATAGGCGCTGTACAAACAACTCCTGGTATGAGAGTTAGTATGGAAACAGCATCAGCTCTTGGAGCTGCCTCATCTAAATTTACCGGAGCTGTTACAGATTTTATTATAGAAAAAGAAAAAGTAAAAGCCGATACAGAAATTTTAGAGAAAAAAGAAAAGATATATAATGGCGATGAAAATATTCCAGGTTTATCTAAAGTTAAAGAAGATGCATCTAAAATGGAAGATCCTGATCAAGCAGATAAATATTATAAAGAAGAATTTAAAAAGATTCAAGATTATCATTCACAAACTACTAAAAGTTTTTTAGCTAAAAGATCACTTGAAGCATTTCTTCAAAAACAAGCTGTAGAAGATTCTATTCTTATTAGAAACTCTTCTACTAATAATTTATTAGAAAGAAATAGACTTGCAGTAGAAGCAAATACTGATCGTTTAAAAAAATCTATTGTTTATGGAAAGACTGATCTTGAAATATCTAATGCACAAAATGAACTTAATACTATTTTAGAATCTGATGTTTATAATAGAGTTTATGGGAAAAAAGCTGCAGAAGAAAAAAACAAAGTTAGAGAAGATGTAGATTATTATAAAGGTTTAAGAACACTTGATCGTGATCCAGCAAAGATTAATGATGTTGTTGCAAATTCTGC